TCTTCCGACGAATCCGTTGACGAAGATATGTGGCGGGCGACGCTGCATATCGAAGTTTTTCTGAAAGGAGATGACACCGATTCGGCGCTGGATGAATGGATGGAAAACAACATTTATCCGGTCATGGCCAGCATTCCCACGCTTTCCGGCGTTCTCGAAACCATGTCTGCACGGGGCTACGACTACCAGCGCGATGACGAACTGGCGACGTGGGGCTCGGCGGACCTGCAATATTCTGTCTCTTATGTGATGTGAGGAAATTATGCCAACACCAAACCCTCTTGAGCCCGTCAAGGGCGCCGGCACCACGTTCTGGGTGTACACCGGTTCCGGCGATCCCTATGCGAACCCGCTTTCTGACACGGACTGGACGCGCACGGCAAAGGTTAAAGAACTGACGCCGGGGGAACTGACGGCGGAGTCTTATGACGATACTTATCTTGACGATCCCAACGCCGACTGGACGAACACCGCACAGGGTGAAAAGTCCGCTGGCGAAACCAGCTTTGTGCTGGCCTGGAAGCCGGGTGAATCCGGGCAGCAGGGGCTGGTTGACTGGTTCTATGCAGGTGATGTGCGCGCCTACAAAATTAAATTCCCCAACGGTACGGTTGACGTGTTTAAGGGCTGGATCAGCAGCCTGGGTAAAACCATTCCGGCAAAAGAAGTGATCACCCGCAGCGTGAAGATCAGTAACAATGGCAAGCCAAGCCTGGCGGAAGAGACCCGAACACCCGTTACTCAGGTGACCGGCGTGACGCTGAGCAAAACCACGCTTGCGCTGGCGGTCAATGCTTCCGATTCACTGAATGTCACGGTTAACCCGTCTGGCGCCACGGATAAAACTTTCCTGGCGTCGTCTTCCGACCGTTCGAAAGCGACTGTAACTGTGGCCGGGAATGTCCTGACCGTTAAGGGCGTGGCCGCCGGCCAGGCGGACATCGTGGTGATGACCAGTGACGGTCAGTTCATTGCGATCTGTAAAGTTACCGTTTCCTGAACCCTGAGGGGCGAAAGCCCCTTTACGGAGTAAAAATGTCTAAATACCTGAAATCCGGTCTCTTTGAGTATGGTGAAGAGAAAATTACGCTTTTCGAACTTTCTGCCTTACAGCGTATTGAGCACCTGCAGTTTATTGCCGGAGCAGAAAAAGAACTGCCGGAAGATGCTGACGAGAAAACGCTTTACCCGCTGCTGGTGGAGCAAAATATTCGCCTCGGCGCCCGACTGGTTGCAATGTCACTCTGGCAGGCCGACACCGCTAAAGGCGACGTTGAAAAACTGCATCAGGAGATTCTGTCCGGCTGGCCCATCAACATGATTGGGGCTGCTGATCGGTTCGTGAAGGTGCTGTCTGATATGTTGCCGGAGGCCTCGCCAGACAATGCCGGGGATCAGGAAGAAGCCGAAGCGCCCGATGCGGAAAAGTCCTCGCCGGCGAGCTGAATTTTGTCATGAAGCTGGCGAGGGAATTTCGACGCCCGGACTGGCGCCAGATGCTTGCCGGCATGTCATCTTCAGAACTGGCTGAGTGGGGGCGTTTTTACCGTGAACAGTATTTCGAAAACGATCTGCAGGATGTTCATTTTTCCCGCCTGAGCCATCTTATTATTTCCATCATGTGTAAGGACACGGAGCTGACTCCCGCCAGCTTCAGTCTTCTTAATCCCCCTGATTTGGTTACCGAACAGGATGACAACACCATGATGTCCGTTGCTGAAAGTCTAGGAGGAGTGCGCTATGGCCCAGCCGGTGGGTGACCTGATCGTTAATCTCGATCTGAATTCGCCAAAATTTAATGAGCAACTGGCTTACAGCGGAAAGAAACTCAGCGAACTGGGTAAGGCTGCAACCGCTGCCGCCGACCAGGTGGACCGGGCGTTTAACCGGCAGGAAGCCGCAGCCCGCCGTGCAGGGATGTCAGTGGGCGCGTACAGTAATGCTGTACGCATGCTGCCTGCTCAGTTTACCGATATTGCCACGCAGCTGGCCGGTGGGCAGTCTCCGTTCCTCATCCTGCTCCAGCAGGGCGGGCAGGTGAAAGACAGCTTCGGCGGCTTCGGGCCAATGTTTCAGGCGCTGCGCGATGCGCTCTTCGGCTTTAGTGGTGATGTGCAGAAATCCACGGATGAAGCGAGCGACAGCGCGGGTGAACTTGCGGAGAGTTTTAATAACGCCTCCGATGCTGCAGAGAACCTTGGCCGGGCACGCGGATTTATCACGCCGTTTAATGTGGCGCTGGCTGCTGTTGCGGTTACCGCCGGGCTGATGCTGTATTCCTGGTACCGCAGTAATTCACAGCTCTCCGATTTCAATAAAACACTGGTGCTTTCCGGCAATACTGCTGGCCTGACTGCCGAAAGAATGCTGATGGTGAGTAAAGCCGCCGCCAGCGCCGGGATTACCTTCTCGGCTGCCGCCGGGACGTTAACGGCGCTGGTGAATGCAGGTGTTGCTGCAGGCGCTAATTTCGAGCGTCTTTCGGTAAGCATTACTGAGTTCGCGGACAAAAGCGGTCTCGAGATTGAGGATGTTGCCAGGGCGTTCGGAAAACTGACCAGCGATCCCACATCCGGCCTGATTGCCATGGCGCAGCAGTTTCATAACGTGACGGCTGAACAGATTGAGCATGTGGCACAACTCCAGCGCTCCGGCGATGCGGCAGGCGCACTGAAAGCGGCAAACGACGCGGCGACTGAAGGTTTTGAACGCCAGACCCGTGCCATTGAAGGCAATATGGGCACGCTGGAGCGTGCGGCAAACACAGTCGGCGACGCCTTTAAGTCGATGTGGGACAAAATCCTTGATATCGGTCGCCCTGATACCGGTGCAGAGCTGCTGAAAAAGGCGCAGCAGCAGTTCGATATCGCCCAGAACAACTTCAATAAATTCGCGACCGGACCGGGCGTGTCTGACGCGATGCGCAATCAGTATCAGAAAGTGCTGGACCGCACCCGAATCAGTCTTCAGGCGGCGCAACTGCAGGCCGATATGCAGACTGTTTCCGCAGAAGGCGCTGAAGCCCAGTCAATTGCTGAGCGGGACAGACTGAAATATGCTGCTCAGGCGCAGGCCGCATATGAAAAGTCGCAGACAGCTCTGGAAAAATACACCAGTAAACAAAAGGAACTGAACAAGGCCCTGCAGGAAGGGCGCATCCTTCAGGGAAGCTACAACACCCTGATGGCCGCAGCGAAAAAGGAATACGAAAGTTCGCTTAAAAAGCCCGCCAAAACCACCACGCCTGGTGGCGTTAAGGCATCAGATTCGATCAGCGCGCAAACACTTGAACTTCAGGCGCAACTGGAGGTATTGCGCCAGCACCGCGGTCTAAATGACAGCATCAGTCAGGAACGGAAAAACCTATGGAAAGAGCAGGCCAGGTTTACCGTGCTGGAGAACGCCGCGAAAAACCGAGCATTAAGTGCCGATGAAAAATCACTTCTCAGCAATAAGAATAAAATTCTTGCCCAGGCGGAAATAAACGCCCGCCTTGGTGATGAAAAGTTAATTCAGGAGCGGCTGAATGATCTACAGGATAGGTCACTGAAGTATTCGACGCAGATGGGTGAAAAAACCCGGGCACTGACGGAAAGTGCCGGGATGAGTAGCCGTAAAACACAGCGCCGTCTGGACGAAGCACAACTGCTGCAGGGCTGGAAGAATGCAGGAGGCACGGAAACGGACGAAGGGTACCGGCAGGAACTGGAGTCGCTCAGGAATTTTTACGCGGCTCAGGATGAGTTACGCGGTAACTGGCAGGCAGGGGCACGAACCGCATGGGCTAACTATGTTGATTCAGCTTCTGACGCGTACGGCCAGATGGAATCATTAGCCTCCACCGCGTTTGACGGTATCAGTGAAAACATGGCAGCAATGCTCACTAACGGTAAAGCAAGCTGGTCAGATTTTACGCGATCAATTATGTCCATGCTTACCCAAATACTGATGAAGCAGGCGCTGGTGGGAATGGTCAACTCGGCCACGACGGCAATGGGCTTTGCCACCGGCGGTTACACAGGATCCGGGGGAAAATACGAGCCTGCTGGGGTGGTTCACCGTGGCGAGTTCGTATTCACCAAAGAAGCAACCAGTCGTCTGGGTGTGGGCAATCTTTACAATCTGATGCGTGGTTACGCGTCGGGTGGACTTGTTGGCGGCGGATCAGCGCCGATCACGGGGCCTATGGGCGTTAGTGTCTATGCGCCCGTTTCTGTCACCTCTCCGCAGAATGAAACGAAGCAACCTCCCGGAGACCAAATCGGGCGGGCTTATCAGCAGGTCATTACGCAGGCCGTTAATGATGGCATTGCAAAAGCAGTGCGTCCTGGTGGCCTGATCTGGAACGCAACCAGAGGCAGATAATAGATGGCTATTGAATCCTTTCCCTGGTCGATTCAGTCGGCCAGTCAGCCCACAACTAAAAGCACCGACACGATCCGCAAGGTTCAGTTCGGCGATGGCTATACACAGGTCAGTGGTTCAGGGCTGAACAGCGAGACCCTGACCTACGAATATTCCTTTACCGGGCGACCAGAACTGGGCCTGCAGATTTATGCTTTTCTCCGGCGTCATAAAACAAAATCCTTCTCGTTTAAACCGCCTTTCGGTGATCTCGCTTTATGGCGGGTTGAGGCTGACAGCCTTCAGAAGGTCATAAAGAGCAAAACGGTAATGACAATTACTGCAACCTTTGAACAGGCGTTTGCACCATGATCAACAGCGATTACCAGAAACTTGAGCCGGGCGACACAGTCCGGCTTTTTTCTGTCGACGGCACGGCATTCGGCGTGGGGGAGGTTATGCGCTTCCACAGTCACAGCATTCCCCATTCTGAAGCTGAAATACTCGCCGCCGGCGGTGACGAATCAAAACTGGCTGCAAAAAGCATCTGGTGGCAGGGTCAGGAATATAAGGCCTGGCCGTGTGAGATTGAAGGAACAGAAAAATCGACGGGTGGCGAAAGTGCGCAGCCGGTCCTTCGCGTTGCCAACCTTGATGGTTCTGTCACGGCGCTGTGCCTTGCGTATGACGATATGCTGCAGGCGAAGGTCTCTATCCATGACACGCTGGCGCAATACCTCGACGCGCGTAACTTTCCCGGCGGAAACCCGACGGCAGACGCCTCTCAGGAAAAAATTCAGGTCTGGTATATCGACGCGAAAACCTCTGAAACCAGTGAGGTGGTGGAGTTCGCGTTATCCAGCCCCATGGATTTGCAGGGGCTGATGATCCCGACACGGCAGCTTCATTCCCTCTGCACCTGGTGCATCCGCAACAAATACCGAACCGGCGATGGGTGTGATTACGCCGGAACGCGTTATTTCGACAAAAACAACAATCCCGTGGATGACCCGTCCCGCGATGAATGCAACGGCACACTGACCGCATGCAAACTGCGGTTCGGTGAAGGTAACGAGCTGCCGTTCGGCGGATTCCCGGGCACTTCTTTGATCCGGAGCTGACATGCGCAAGAAGACCATTGAGGCCATTATGGCCCACGCCGAGGCGGAATATCCGCGCGAGTGCTGCGGGGTGGTGGCGCAGAAAAGCAGGGTGGAAAAATATTTCCCCTGTCGTAATCTCGCCACCGAGCCGACAGAACACTTTCACCTCTCGCCGGAGGATTACGCCGCGGCGGAAGACTGGGGAACGGTGACCGCCATCGTTCACAGCCATCCGGACGCCACCACGCAGCCAAGTGAAGTGGATAAGGCGCAGTGTGATGTGACGGCGCTGCCCTGGCATATCGTCAGCTGGCCGGAAGGGGATTTACGGACCATCATGCCACGGGGCGAAATTCCGCTGCTGGAGCGTCCATTTGTGCTGGGCGTTTACGACTGCTGGGGGCTGGTGATGAGTTACTACCGCCAGACGTACGGTATCGAGCTGGCGGATTACCGCGTTGATTATCCCTGGTGGGAGGAGCAGTACCCGGATAATTTTTACCAGGATAACTGGTACGAATGCGGGTTCCGGGAGTTCACCGGCGCGCCGCAGCCGGGCGACGTGGTGATCATGCAGGTTCAGTCGAATAAGTGGAATCACGCCGGAGTTTTGCTGGAAGGGAACATGCTGCTTCACCATCTCTACGGACATCTCAGCCAGCGGGTGCCGTACGGTGGTTACTGGATGGAGCGAACCCTGAAAATTCTTAGATATAAAGGTGTTATTTAGCTCAAAAACTTTATATTTCAGCGTTGAGATTCATTTTTTGGATGTTAGGATGTTTCCTATTGCAACGTAAGGAAACAAACTATGAAAAAGATGTTCGTGGCTGGGCTCGCTATTATGTTACTTGCTGGCTGCTCCGTAAAAAAAGACATGATACCTATGGGCGGAAGTAAAGCCGATGGTACAGTTCGCATGGGATATACGGTTGGACAGTTTGAAAAACCTGTAATTGACCTTAATCAGGCCGCTACATTAGCGGCTCAAAAATGTAAAACTTGGGGTTATGAAGGCGCAGAAGCATTTGGCGGACAAACATCCCAATGCGGACAGACCGATGGATGGGGAGCATGTGTTTTATCTAATGTTTCCGTCGAGTATCAATGCACTGGCGGCAAAGCGGCTCAAAACTAATAGAAGTTTTTAATACTGTTAAGCCACCACTTGGTGGCTTTTTTTACTTTTTAGCATAAAATCTGCTATTCTCTTGGATATTACGTACAGGGAATGAATATGAAAATTTTGCTATTAATAACCCTTTTGTTTGGCATTAGCGGATGTTCAACTACGAATTTAGCAAATGAAGCGCCAATTTTTGCTGGCCATTCTTCTAAATCGCCTGATGAAATGAATAGATGCTTATCTCCAAAATGGGTTGCTCTTAAAGCATCCTCTACCAGTGTGCCCACTAAAGATGGGTATCAAATTTCATCTTCTGATGAGTGGATGGGCGCTGTATCATTAGTGAAAATTGGTAAAGCAGCGAATGGCGGTTCTGATATAAAAGTCTATGCCTTATCCAAAGGCTGGAACGATCCTTGGGGAAGCGCTGCTCGCTCATGTCTTTAATAAATTAATATCTTGCCAAGCCACCTTAGGGTGGCTTTTTTATTATTGGAAAAAATATGACATCTATAATCGAAGAGAGAATGGTGACTATAGAATTATATGGGCAACTCGGTAAATTGTTCGGAAAATACCATGAAAGGTTAGTTCGTACTAATGCTGAAGCTATACATGCTCTTTGTAAGACAATAGATGATTTTGAGCGGTTCCTTAATAGCAGTAAATTAAGAGGATTAACATTTGCGATATACAGAGGTGATAAAAATATTGGCCTAGATGACATGGGATACCCAGTAACAAATGAGGTTATAAAAATAGTTCCTTATATCATCGGTAGTAAAAAAGCCGGTGCTTTACAAACAATTTTAGGGGCCGTCTTGGTTGTGGTGGGCGTGGTTATTGGCTATTTCGCTGGGTGGACTGGTGTGGGTTGGGCTATTGGCTCAAAGATGGCAATGATGGGAGGAGCCATGATGTTAGGTGGTGTGGTCCAAATGCTTTCACCTCAGCCTGCCGGGCTCGCCAGTAAACAGGATGCCGATAACCGGGCATCTTATGCGTTCGGCGGCGTGACCAATACAGCCGCACAGGGTTATCCGGTACCCATTGGCTACGGAAAACGCCGTATTGGTGGCGCGATTATTTCCGCCGGGATTTACGTCGAAGATCAGCAATAACCCCCCACCTTTTATTTCCTCACAGTCACCGCCGTCTGGCGGTTTTTTTATGGGCGCAACATGGCAGAACTTATCAAAGGGCGCAAAGGCGGCGGCTCCAGACAGCGCACGCCGACGGAACAGCCGGACGATCTCCAGTCGGTGGCAAAAGCGAAAATCCTGCTTGCTTTGGGCGAGGGGGAGTTTGCTGGTGGGCTGACAGGGCGCAATATTTTTCTGGATGGTA